GTAGGGAGAACTACCGAGGTTTGTCGGCTAAGCCTTTTCAGGCGTCATATAGCAGGAAGCCGTTCCTGTCCCTATATCAAATAACCCCCAAGCCAATGGAAGGGGGCCTACCCTCAAACCGATGTACTGGAGAGGGCTTACTTATTGCTAGTCGTCAGCAGCTAGATTTGCGAAGAATGACATAGCACCATCATCTTCATCCGCTGAATTATCAACTATATTCGCCTTAGGCTTATACTCTGCAGTTTGACCTTTAGGCTCTTCAAAAGTCATGCCTGGCGCTTCAGCACTTGCAGATGGACCAGCTGATTCACCCAACACAAGATTCAATCGTGCTTGAAGCTCGTTATAAGACTTAAAGCTTTTAGGATCAGTAAACTCTTTCAATGGATAGAGAGAGTTGTAAAGACCTTCGAGCTTAGCATCGTCATCAGACAAGGCTTGGATTGGACCAAAATCAGACTTATCATAATTGCGATAGCCATCTACCTTTCGCGCTTTAATCTTGAAGTTAGCGCCTTCCCAGAAGTCAAAAGGATTCATTGGCTTTTCATCTGGAAATTCAGGATTCATCGCATCCATAAGCATATCGAAGATTTTCTTACCATATTCATATAAGAATACTTTACCTTCGTTTTGTGGATTTGCAGGATCTGAAATTACCATGATATTCGATACATAATGCAATCGACGTTTACGTTCACGTACAATTGTCTTGTCATCATCGAAACCTGAGTTCCAAAGCTTCTGATTGGCTTCACCTAACGGATCTTGCTGGCCGATTGTAGTAAGTGATTTTTCCATGTACCATTGACCAGTAGGACCTTTGAACGCGTGATCCCAATACTTAACCCAAGGCAATTCCTCGCCTTCAGCTGCTGGTAGAAAACGGATTTCAGCAAAGCCGTTTTGCGCCTTATCTACTGTCAACTTCCACTTACGATCATCGTTATAATTCTTTGTTTTACTTTCTGATTGTTCCGCTGCGGCTGTCATCTTACTGATCATTGCTTCACGGTTCTTCTTCATTGCTCCGAAACTCATAGTATTACCTCTCGTATTTTCGTTTTGGTGTATCTCGTTTGTGTTCGTATTTTTTATCTTACTTATATATTATACCATAGATTCTATAAAAGTCACGGGTTTATGCGAATTCTTCTAGAATTATTTTGCGAAAACTTGATCGCTGTTCTTCACTCATCCTTATAAAAGGACGTGTTTTAAGTAATCTAAGGTATATTGCGGGCCATACCAAAGTATCTTCCACATGTTTATTTACCCGGGTTATAAACTGCGTCATGCAATCCAATAACAATATGGTAAACAAGTGCACTTGCCCTCCCAACATCATATTAATGATCTTGGGCATTTGACCGTCTATAGGTTGAATCAAATCATCGAACTTACCTATAGTAGCCATTGTTATCATATCCTGTCTGAAGTTATATGAAGCGTTTTGAGACATAGAATCCCATTGCAATACGTTTTCATCACCAACTTCATTAAGTATATCGCCAATCCATATATCAGACTTCTGTACAAAAGAAGCTACCAAGTACTTGATAATACCGTTCTTGGTAGGATGCTTCTTCCTTAACTTCATAAAGAAAAACCGATCCTTTCTTTGTTCAAAAACAGATCGTGAAGTGGAAGTCTTAAAATTATATTTAAGTGCGTCATACTTCTCTGATCCATAATGCAGTTTCAAACTTTGATAAACATGATATGCGTCAAAATCATCGAACTCCACTTTAGCTCGATACTGTGTCATTATAAACTCCTTAGAATGGTAGCTTTAATGTTTTAGTTTTAAGTGCTCTCATTTCAAAGGCATCTGATTCAATCTTACTGATCAATGATGATGATAATAGAGACTTACATTCTGATGGGTCTACTTGCATTACATTACATACAGAAATGACTGCGTCAATATAATTAGTCTTATTGTCCACCTTCTCACGTTCAACAGCCATACTGAATCGCGCCTTAGTCACCATCTTATGTTCGAGTTCTGTATTTAATCTATTGATTTCCATTTTATTCCCATTCATAAAAATGATGTTGATCGATAGTCATGATAAACTTCTTAGTAGGAGCCCATGACGGATTGGATGTAACTGTATGGTAATGTGTACTCATATCTGCCAAATCAATGCCAGAAAAATATAGACCATATGAAATAATCATCAAGTTGTAGATGTCGGTATAGCTTTTTATGTCTTCAATATCATCTGACCTACCATCACAGAACCATGAAAAATGGCATTTGTTTCTTAGAGGTTGACCTCGGTCATTATAATGAGACTGGTGGACCACACCACATACAGATGAAGGAAATCTTGAATCCATTACTCGATTCAATACCACATGCGATACAGCAAGCTGACCTACAGATGATTGATTGCGTGCCTCGAAGTAAACATTCTTGGCCAAGCAATCAAGATTCTGTGCATATGATGGTACCACTTGTTCTGTATACCATAGATACTCGATTGGTTTTGTATTGAGAGCAGGTCTTGGTATTGGGTCAGCACTCGCTTCCCGATTTCCCACCGAAAAGAGTAAAGAACCCAATACCGATCCAAATACAATCGTACTACATAACGCATTTACCGCAGCCCATTTAACCTTCATTATTTAAACGCCTTTAAGATAAGTGTTTCAGATCCAATCTGTCCTGATGGTACTGGTTCAGCTGTACCTCGAAGATCCTCGATTACCTTGGTAACTTGACGAACAGTCTTCTTCATGACTTCACCAATCACCTTAGATGGTGTACGAACCTTCACCGAAGCCACTGGATCATATTGAATAATGGACGTGCCCTTAATAGACAACCCACCCTTATCTTCAGTGACAAACATTGAAAAAATGTTATACTTAGTATTATACAGCAATACTGCAGAAGATCCAACGATTTTTGATGGATCAATTGAGACTAATTTAAGCTCATTATCTTCGATCTTATACTTTACTTTCTCTACCAACTTGTCCAATGTAACAGTCTTAGAACGAGACTTAGAAGGCTTCTTACGTTTCGCCTTAGCAGCTTCCTTAACAGCATTGATAGCATCATGCATAGTCTCGATTGCCTTCAACCGCTTCTTGATAGTATGCTTTGGGATATCGCCATAAGCTTCGGCAAGTTCTTTGTCAGTGAGCAATGATGCCATTTCAACGCCATAGGCTTGTAACCAATCAGTAACAAGCTTGGCTGGCATTGGACCTTTCAGTTCATATTCTTTCATTAGCTCATATACATCGATAGGTTGAGGGTTCTTTGATACCATCCAACTATCAATCATATCTTCTAAATCGCCTAAAATAGTCTCATTACAGCGCGCTATACTGCGCATAGCCGGTGATACGACCTTTGGCTTAGGGGTAGTGTCGGTTTCTTCTTCTACAAGTTCAATGGCGTTTAAGAGCTCGACACAAGCACTATCGATCATTGCCAATTCCTTAGAATCCAATTCCCAACCTCTCAACGCCATACGGCACAACTTAAGAGCCGTAGGATTTACGATATCTTTACGAGGACTTGCCAATTTCTTGATGGCACTTTTGTTTTCTTCTTTCAGGATTTTATGATCAGATTGCTTGAGATATTTGATCAAGAATGGAGAGTCAGTTTTTACATCTGAAAAATAACCATACCAATGAAGTGTGCGAAGAAGCTCAAGTTTACGTGTCTTCTCAGACTTAAACGTTGTACGAGTAAAATCCGGTTCTAGGCCTAATTGCGTTTCGTCAAAAGACTTACCGCGAAGAACTACTTTTTTTACCTTAGCCATGATATACTTCCTTTGTTTGATTCAATATAGATATTATAACACACTTCATTGGTAATGGCAACAGGTTTTTAAATGGGAACAATACTTATGATACGATCTAATGCTATTGATCGAAAGGCATTGTTGTCCAGATCCCAGACATGCATGACCTTGGCCAGTTGTTCATCTGTTTGAGGTCGACCTTTAAATACATACCCAGATTCTTGGATAAGCTTGGCCTTCTGCTCGTTGCTTGCAACATTCATGACACGTGTACTACCATCGGCTTTGGTGAATACAACGTTTTGTGGGCCATAGCCTAGTGCTTCTTCAAGTAATGCTCGATTATCTAAACTCATTATCTTTCTCCTGTTACTTCACGAATGTTACGAATCGTCTTAGTGCAAACACCAAACCCTGAATTGCGTGGTAGGTTTGATAGGATGTAACTAACTCTCGATTCTTCTGGTAAGAAATCATAATCCCGAATACGACTTCGTAGGTCAGCTATAAAGTATCCACGATCTTCGACTGATGCTTCCAATGTAGTATAGAGAGTATGAAAACTATCAAATACTTTTGGGCCTTCAGGCGTGGTTAATGTAAAGTCTTCTACGAATTGTCGTGCTTCTAAGTTAATGCTCATTTCTCTTCTTCCTGATTGTTTTGGTTGTGGGTTTTACTTAAATCATTTTTATTCTCGTCCATAAGTTTATTATATGGCACTAATACGGATGCGATACATTCTGCCTCTGATTCTAACTTCTCATACGAAGACATATTAGCACCGGTTATAACTTGTGCGCGGCCGGAATGTAATACATGCGTACTAGCGTGCACCCAATCCATCGCTTCTTCAAGAGACATATTGCCCTTATACGCTTCCAACGCATAAAACTCGCCTAAGGTTTTAATGTCATTATTCATTTTTGAGTTCCTAAGATCATGAATGGTACTAGTACTACAAATATGGAGAATACTAAGATAGCATCAAAATGGGGTACAGACTGCATGAACAATATGAAAGTTTCCATTACTTGCCCTCCGGCTTGAAATGATTCCAGAAGGCTTCGCGATTCGATGCAACTTCTTCATTGGACCAGTTATAATCATACCTTTTAAATTCGGTAATGCCATAGCTTTCATGTAGGTAAGCAGTGCCTACGTGTTCGATATGCCAGCTGGCAATTTTAAGACCTAAAACATCTTCAATAAAATCACCAGCTTCGCCATATACTTCGGAGAGATAATCCTCGACGTACTTAACTACTACTGCAAATCGCTTACCATCTTTATCGACTGCAAACGCGCGAATTGTCCAATTGCTTTTTTCGTTATACATAATATAATCTCTCTTGTGTGTGTTCCTATTCAATATAATAATTATAACACACTTTCAGGTACATGGCCACAGGTTTTTCAATTATTTTCAAGTTTTTTTGTCAATTGGCCAACGAACCCATCAAGCTTGAATAGGTGTTGCATTAGTACTTCATTCTGTATTCCCGCATAGTCGTAGAAAACACTATCGGATTGCATCAATTCTTGATGGGCAGAGGCAACTTCTTGACATGCGTCAATCACGCATTGGATTAATAAAGTTATTACACTTTTTTGATGGAGGGGATTTGAGTCGAGATTGATCAATGCTTGATCTAGGTAGGATTGGTGATCACTGGTACAGAAGCATAATAGTTCTGCGAGACTGAAAGTTTCAGTATTCTGTATAAGCATTTCAGCATAGTCTGTACGGACTTCATTGTATACGAGAGGAAATGCTTCGATGAGGATTTCTTTGGCAAGATTATGAGTAGTCATAATATATTTCCTTAATGTGTGTTTCGATTCAATATAATAATTATAACACACATTAAGGAATAAGGCAACAGGTTTCTGGGATTATTTTAAAGAATCAAAATGATCTAGGATAGGTACGTATACGGTTTTACCATCTTCTTTGACTGCCCGTAAGCATTGAAGGCGATTAGCAGAACCAGGTTCCGTGTTTATTGATACATGGATCCAGCCTGAATGAGGATCGCTTTCATGAAAGAATTCAAGAATCAGTTGATCAAAAACTAAGTTGTTTGCAATCCAGTTAGCTAACTGGCCATGGGTCATTTGATTTTTTAACGGTAGTTTGATGTCAGCCGCCATGCCATATGTATGTTGTGATGTGGCCGAAGAACCTATAATCCTCTGAAGTTCTTTGCAACGATATCCTGAGCTCACTACAATCCAACCAGCAAAATCCCGAATCGGTTGCAGTACCTTTAGGCATAGGTGTGTGAGATTGATAATACTTTGCGTATCTGGTGTATTATCAATCTTTTCTTTTTCGGCCGTACTTGATTTACACATTTCACTTAAAGTGAAATTATCGGTAATGTACATAATACTCCTTAGAACAATAGAGATGCCAAAAGACCCGCCAGCAATGCTTCATGGACAGTCGATAGGATCGAAATGACATATTCTTTGGTTGTGATTGGTGTATCAGTTATTACCGACCATTCATACTCTAACTTCCGTTCGTGTTCTCTTATCATCATTGAATAAAAAAGAGAAATTATACTGATCACAATAATATATGTCTTTAGTGCAGTTATCATACTATAGTACCTTTCTTCAAGTGTTTATTTATTATACCATGGAATGTTAAATTAATCAACAGATTCCCACATATATTTTTTATCTAATGAACCAGCATCTACCATTTTAGATACCACATCCCTGACTTGGCTCATGCCTATTTTACGTGCCATCGTCTGTGCTATACGACTCAAGTCACCCAACTCCCTTGTACCGGTCTTATCTACATGCTTTTTCCAATATGACAATATCGTATTAAGTTCTTTACGATTGGGAAGATTTGCAATATCGGTGAAAAGGCGCTGGAACGCCGATTCATCAATTGTTTCTTCTGGTTCAATATATTCTTTAAATGATAACATTGTCAATCCTTATTTGTAAATTACGCTCTAGATACTTCTACAACTTCCCATTGACCAGCGGCATGGCAAAGGCATATAGCTGTTGCGTTGACCGCAATAGAGACTGCAGTATTTACAGCTAGTTCGTTTATAGATCCGCCAACAGCTGGGAATAAATTCATCGCCGCATCGCCTCTATTAACTACCTTGATTTCCATACCAGTAAGACCAGCAACTAATTTAACCGAATCAGCAGCGGTAGCGCAAACAGAAACTACGTTAATGTCGGATGCTAATACTGTTGCACTAGCCTGGCCGCCGCCAGCAAACGCCGTAATACTACCAGTAACAGATCTACGTACATTTCCCGTAAATACAGGAGATAATAGTGGTGCTTTAAGATTTAATGAAGTTTCTAGTTGGGTGTGCGTAAGTGTACCTTTGTTGATCAAGTCATTGTGGTCTGTAGCTGCACCATTACTAAACGCGTTCGTGAATGCACTAGATACTGATGTAAATACGGTAGCTGACTTTTGTATAATTATCTTACCGATGATCCTTGCGTGATCCTGAAATTGTGGTGGAACGGTAGAAGGCATAGTAGCAGCTTGCGCTTCTATTAAAGAATAACTGCCTTTGCCAATAACTACGTTTACTTCACCGTCAGTTTCTTGGTATACCCAATGTACTCCATACCTCTGGTTACCTAAGGTTGCCAGAGTTCCAGTGCCATCATCATATTGAGTTGAGTTAATAGTAGTTTGAGCCGGTATGGATGTCCATCCGCCTACACCGTTTCTGTAGTAACTGGTAAACGTCCCAGCTACGTTAGAATCAAAAGCAGGTGTTGTGTACCTTTCCAGACCATGCCAAAAAGTACCAGCAGTTACCGCGATTTTAAGAGTACCTGTTCCGCTTATCATACATCCAGAATACCTAGCGAAAGGCGCTAGTTCTTTGGCTCTTAAAATCATCAGACCTGCGTGGTCTGCTATATGGTGCCCCGCCACTTTGGTGATGTGCAGAACAGTCCCCACCCTATACACCGTACCATAGTAAATGTTGGTGTGATAGTCGGTAGGTTTTACCGTTGATGTGACTAGCTTTGGATTGCCTGCGTTATACGTTACATATACATAGTTCAAAACATTGTCAACAAGCACAACATCAGCAGGAATTGAATCAGGCCAATCACAAAAAAGCAGCTCAGCAGTTGGGGAGTTGGTTGCTCTTATTAAACCAGAGCCCGCGCCAATAGTTATTAAACCACCGCCCGCGTCTGTAATGTACGCCGGGTTAGTGGACGTTATTCCAGACGAGTGAAATACGTCTTGTATGTGCTGAACGGTTGAAAATGTAGAACCCGCTAGTCTTGCTGCTATAATTTCACCGGAGTTACTGGCACCGCCACTACTGCTAGGAATATTATAAATTGGCATATCGTTCTCCTATTAACCGTACATTACTACGTAAGCGGCTGAAAATGTCGAATCACAAATAACATTAACAGAACTAATAATTTCTGCGTCACTTTCATAAGAGCCACCGGCTTCGATAAGAATGCCTTCTGTAACTGTTGCAGGTGCGCCGTACATTATATATAATGGCTGGGTTGTAGAACGATTTTGAATTAATAGATATCTCAATCTTGGGTTGGCTGGCAGCACTTCAGCTGATACGTCAGTGGCAGTACCCGAAATATGTATAGGGGCAATCTTTTTCTCGGACATGATAATTCCTCTTTTTCTTTATATAATTACATGTATTTATATGATCTATAATTTCGCTTGTGCGTCAGGACCATATGTAAAGTGCGCCCATTCATCTATCTGGTCTTGTGTTTCTTCTAAGAAGTAACCACACTCATGCAAACTACCGATGAAAATTACATCGCCGTCTTCGTTCTCAATATAATGAGTATCAACGGTTCGGTCAAGCATAATAGGAATATCAAGATGATAAGAATAACTAAGGCCAATGATATAAGCTGACCGGTTTCCATTCACATCAGAAGGACCGGGAAGCTCCCGTATATTCAATTTCATTGCTGCTAGTATTTCTAACATATTCATTAACTGAGATCCAATGTCAATGTAATCTGTGTTGGTGGGGCTCCTGAAAACGCTGTCTTCTCAATATATACAGAAGGGACTGCTTGCCCTGACGCTTCGTATACATGCTTATTCTTTGTTGATTTGGCATATGTCATTGTGATTTCCATATTAATAACCCTCATCTTCGGGATACAATTCATCCCATTGCTTTGGTGTGATACCAGTAATTAGCAGTTCACGTTCATCTACATTTAGTCGTGGGAATGCTTTTTGAATATGAGCTCCCTCGATCCAAGAAGTCAATTCCGCTAAGGTGAAATCCAGGAAATGTACTGATATTTCCATCGTAAAATTGTTCATTATAGTGCATCGTGCAGGTGTGTCTTTCTCAAACCATACATCAATTAATGCGCCTTTGCGTAACATAATAACTACCTCTATTTTAATTTTGTTCGTATAATATATTATAACACACTAATGAAGAAAGGGCAACTGTTAATTGCCCTGTTTATATTACTTGGCGTGACATGCCAAACATAATTGTGAACCTACATTGCCTGAAGGCGCTCGTAAGAACTGTGCACGATCGTTATGAGGATCATGACAAGAACCACATTCAACAAATCCCGTACTATTTCTAGTGTATAACATCAAATCTACTTTGGTGCGTGCCCCGTCATTTGTATCATCCGTAGCGCCATTAACAGGATCGAATTCCAACCACCAAACTTGTTGACCACCAATAATACCAGTATCAGGGACTCGGAAATCTGAATCACCAAATTCTGAAACCGAAGGCGTGTCATCTAATCCGCCGCCAGCAAACGGGATTGCAACAGGATGGTCGTTATTAAGGTTTGTACCTAAGTTCGGAACAGTATTGTCGGCACCGGCCATAATCCCACCAATACCTGCTCCTGTCCACGTGCCAGACATTGGCGAACCAGTTGCATTGTAGCCATAGTCAGTTGCGCTTGAGGTTGCGTTGATAACAGTATTCATAGCTTGTGTGCCATCGTGACACGACAGACATGCTAATGATGGGGAACCAGCTAATACCGCTTCACCATCCATTGTTGTGGATGTATATGGTGTTAGACTAGATGCCGTACCAATAATTCTGTTCCATAATGGAGCTTCAGAAGCTGAGCCGTGAGGTGTATGACAGAATACACAAATCTCAGTAGTACCGTCAAACTTGGTAGCTGCCAATGAATTTGCTTGTAAGTTGTGCTTTGAATCTACAATGCCAGCTGCTACCGAAGTATCAACAATTGCAATTGTCCCTACTGCAATTGCTAAGCAAACTGCGATATATTTCAATTTCATTTTTAATTTCCTTTAGTCAAGTGTGTTATAAATTATAAATCCTTAGGTTTCCAATTTTTAAGTTTTGCCTTGAACAAAACGATATCAGCTGCTACAGATTTCAAATCATGGTCTAATCTATACAACATATTCTTCGCGCCATACTTCCAATCATCATGATCATCATTTGGGTTTATTGAATTGCCGCGCTCATTCTTTGGTGTAAATTTTCCAGATAATGAGTTCGGTACAAGAATCGTAATATCTGCAGGATCCTTATAGGCCATCTGCTTTTTCAACTCTTTGACTTGTCTTTGTGTTCGTTTCTCAAAATTAGCCAATTCAGGAATGTAATGTTTGATAGCAACAGAGGAGGTACCAATATCCGGATAATCAACACCAAAGCATTCACCTATCAGATATCCAATTCCAGGTCTGTGATAACCATGCTTGACCATCTTACCATTTTTGAGGACATGATCTCTATCGCAAATAGCACACTTTCCCAATACCTGACCTGTCTTTGCTACACGCTCTTTACGAGCATTTGGATCGAAAACTGCTTCGCCGCGAATCTTGGCAAGCTCACGAAAGAAGTCAGTTTCCTCAGCCCACTTATAAAATGATGAAAGATCCTGTGTACCCTGCCAATTGAATGTTAGGCTATTAGGAGCTGTAATTTCAGTCACTTTTGAATCTACTGTCCATTGAACCCATATGCCTATACGTCCACGGATTTCATCAGTCTTATCATCCATTGATTTGAGATGATAACCTTTAAGCTTTAGATCAGTAACAGCTTGAATGAGTAATGGCAGTTCTTCTTGATATTCTTTGCCTTTGAAAACACTTACAAATACGTATCCTTCAGCCTTTCCACTATCGACAGAATTCATATCAGAGACTTGTGGACTCAGAACTGTATTTGCCAATGCCGTTGTGATTGGCCGTATAGAGTTGGGACCTGATGGCCATCTAAAATAATTGACCGGCACTTCCTTTGACTTCTTTGCAATCTTCCAGCCTTTCATATCGTTCAGCAATGTATTTGAAAGTGCCTTGAAATTAATGCCAGTCAAACCATGGCGTGACATCTTTCTTAATAGTTCACTCTGCTTCGCATCCATTATTGTGCCTCTACAAGTTCTTGGGTTCTGCCATCAGTCAATACACGATGGCCAATTTCAACTGCAAGCTTAGCCATAAATTCTTCTTGATCTTTTGGCATTTTACCGCCATGCATAAAATTATTTGTACGTTTCTTCAAATCTTTCTGTAATGCCACCAAAGTCTCCGTTGAAGTAAGTTCCCACTCTTCTACAGTATCTTCGACATTATTTATATAGTACTTTTTGTATTCAAGCAAAGTTTCAATCATTGGTGCGAACTTTGCATCCTTACCAGATTTTTTATAACCCAAAGCAGTCATCTTACACCAGTTCATTACGCGCTCATAATTATGTACATTTTTGTTATGTTGTAAGAACTGAATTACATGAACAATCTTCAACTCAACGTCTTTGAGTTCGCGTGCCTGAAGCCGTGTAATCTGCCATTGTAAGTTAAATTTATTTACTTTCATAGTATACTCCTTCGATTCAATATAATAATTATAACACACTATTGAGGTAATGTCAACCCGGCAAGCATAAAAAAACCCGCAAAAGCAGGTTTTTATTTCAATGGAATCTATCGATATCTAAATGTTATTGGCATGTACTTCATACCCAAGGCCTTAGCAATTGCCAATCGATGATTGCCTTCTCCCAAGTATACTTCAATATCACCGTCTTTTAGACGAGTCATATTGATTACTCCAGCATCACGAATACCATCATCTTCAATGGATTTTCTAAGTGCTTCAAATTCATCTTCTGTGTTCGTGCCAGTGCCATAACCCGGGATTACATTTCGATCCCATTCGCGGACATTGTATACTTCATCGATATCGATATTCAATACAATACTTTCTGTAAGGCGAACATTATGCAAACCAAACAATTTGATGATACCAGGAAGATTAAGCTTCTTTATATCATAGTCCTTCATGTAACCTTTGATAGCTGACTCGCCTCTGATCCATTCAGGAAATGCGTTAGTGGGATGAACCTCACCAACATACAATGCCTTTTTCTTGATCTTCTCTGCAAACTTGTTTGTCAGTACTTTGGCCTGTGGTTTATCCTGAACAAAGCCTTCAAGATCACCTACAAGATCATCAAGAAACCCTTCTCTAAATTGACTGAATGTTTTCATTTGCAAGTTCCTTTATAAAATTTTCTATATATGATTCATTCAGATAATCGGTGAAAGAAAGCATTTATATCTCCTAGCTAAATGATAGCTCAACCCAGACATCACCGCCATCAGGTCCTGAAAAAATCTTAGAGTGATCATTCAAGCCAGATTTTACAACCTTGATCTTAACACCCAACTCTTCTTCAATAAACATACCATAGGTACCATCAGAAGACCAATCAGCAATCCATGATTTCAATCGCTTTTCACCACCAGTATTGAACGAAGTATATATCAAAAGGTTTGCGCCTTTTACAACAACTTGCTTCTTTGTCAATCCAAGGTCATCGCCAGTGACGAATTTCAGCACTGTCTTATTAATAGCTGCTTCGTTCAAGTCGGTCATTAGTTCTTTAAATTTCATAGTTGGTGCCTCTTTCTTATAGTTTAACGTGATTTGATGAACGTTTATTATATGTCATATTACGGAGTATGTCATCTACTCTTGGTAATGTTAATTGAATCTTATCCCAGATCATTTTTAATTCTCGATTGTATGTAATTTCATCTGATTGGAATTGTTGAAGGTAGCCAGCAATAGTAATGTCAGTCAAAAACCCGTCCTTAGACTTTGGATTCTTAAGGATCTTTGCTACTGGCTCAGCATCTTTTTTGGCCCAATCACCAATAACCTTTTCGCAATTGGCTTTAAGCTTATCAACATTATCGTCAAATTTACGATCCTGTCGTCCTGTAATCCATTCAGCACCTTCAAACATCTTTGAGATTTGTTTGTTAGTATCATTAACCCCAATATACATTTGGTTAATCCACTGTCTTGCAGCGCTCGCAACAATCCATTCATATCCCTTATCAAGAGATTTTAAATGGTCATTAAGAAGAAACCATTCCTGTACATTTTTGTCTTTCCAAAAAGGTGCTTTACGAATGGCATCTTCAAGACTTCCATTCATGATATATCCAAACCATCTATCGGCTGCTGAATATACCTCTTTTTTTGAAGAGGATTCTTTGAGGCTCATTTGTAATTCATGAAATTTCATATGTTATACTACCTGTTCAATTGTTTTCTTATAGGCTTTATATAGCTTGAGTAGATCTGAGTATATAGATTCATACTTACGTTTTTCATCATCAAGCCCAGTTTTTTGAGCTTGCAACATGCCATGTCGATACAACTCCAAATTGTCGCGCATCAATGATAATACAGAATTGTTTGTATCCCTTAATTCCCATTCCTGTTCACCAGACAACACAGACCAATCCAATTTAATTTTCATGCTTAATCCTTATTCAAGTGCGTGTAAGTAACGTTCATATATCATCCTGCTTGTTGTCGTGGTTCTTTTGACCAAAATACCAGAGATATAGAATGTGTGTGAAACGAGGCCAGTAAAATTATCCGCCAACTCAAAGAAAATCTTTTCTTGTCTATCGCCTTCTAAGATAATGGGTGATTCGAATTGGTGATATACCTTGACAAACGTGTTACCTGCGCCAAAGCTTATCGGTTCAACTGATTGCGCGTATCTGACATAATCGCCATTAGTTTTAATAGGGGTGCCATTTGTAAGGTTACCTATTAGCCCATCAACATCAGAGATACCCATACTTATGCCATTAGTCAATACTAATGCATTACCATATTTACCGGAATCGGGAGCACCTATATCTTCTATTGCAATAGATAGCTTTTGTATAATTGCGATGTAACCGGCTGGTGCTGTATATGAAATTGTTCTTGGCGTTATTGAATAATCACCTATATGCGATGTTTCAGTGCCAGTAGCTTCATCCTTTAAGAAACCCGATAGTAGAGTAGTTGACATGAGATTGCCCTTTTAATCATTAGTACCTTTATTTATACTATTTGAAAAGTCCGTTTCGTACAAGTCTTCGCCTTCACTAACATGAAGGGTTTCTTGAATGATATGTATAATCTCCCGAACTTTATCATTATTGCCTGCAATGCTTGAGTAATAAATTTCATCAACTACTGAGATGCACCATCTTGTATATTCTTCACGTGTTTTAAATTTTGGCATCGATCTATGCCTCATTTCGAATCTTTTCTTTAAGCTTGGCAGCTGCCCGCACATGCTCTTTCATGAAGATTTCAAAATCTGTCAGATAATCATCTGCGACCATCTTCCAACCGAGTACGTACTCGTTGAAATACTCAGTGTTCTCCACGAACTTGTGTTCGTTTTCAGCGAAGATTTCTGGACCAAAGTCCAATTCATCACCATAGATGCCTTCAACGTAATACGTGTTGCCGCCTTTTGCTTTCCAACGCTGCGGACATTCGCCTTCGCCATCCCATGCATGTGCGCCGTAGTTTTCCATGATCTGAGTTTCGATAAGCATTTTCATAATATATTTTCCTGTGTATGTTCCGATTCAATATAATAATTATAACACACTTTCAGGGACATGGCCACAGGTTTTTGCAATTTAAGTGAAAAAACCTTTAAAAAAGACGTATAATGCGTCCATGAATAGAATCTCCAAAGCCAACAATCCTAATGCCGTAGCCACTAGGACCATGCAATATAAGGCAGGCCTTCGAGCATACTTCAAATCTTCTTTAAGTTCATCAGCAGTGTCTGCTTTGTAGCTACGTGGCATGTGTAAGTTGATCCAATGAAAGGATAATACAGCCAATCTAAATTTAATTTTATCAAACATAATTATTATTAATCCTATAAAAAGTATGAATCCTTTCATTTTTGCCTATAAATACATGTAAAGTTAACTTATATTTATCCGGAGGAAAAAAATGGCAACTACTAAAGATTGGCCACAGGCCTGTTACAACGAAGTAAGTATGTGGGTTACTGCAGCATGTAAGGAATATATCGAAACAGTATATTATCCCACATTAACAACTACCACAGTTACTACCACAGACACCACAACTACTGCCGAGCAACCACCTATTACGGATACGGTTTTCCTTGCTGGCCCAGCTCCAGTGTTTGGAACAGGAATTATTCCTTCTCTTTTCATTGCGATATTTGCGTACGGTCTTTTGAAATGGCGGAAACGGGTCTTTTCC